TCATAACGACTTAAGTCCAGCCAGATATTTTTTGATGCTGGACTCCGGCCATTTTGTTGAGCGACCGATTTTCTTTGGCGGATCAAGTTCGCCAGACTTAACTTTGCGATAAATGGTCGCGCGGTGCATATCCAAAATCCCGCAAACCTCTTTAACGTTCATCAGACGATCCATACTTTCCCCCAGGCAAAAAGAAACCCGCCGAAGCGGGCTGTACGTTGCTGATTCAGGCATCACTCACCGCCACTTTGATTGCGAAAACCTTTACCGGGTCGGGCCCAAAATGCGGGTGGGTTATTACCTTAATCTCGTAACCGTCATAGGGGATATCGATGCGCTTGTTTACATCATCGCGCTTCGGATAACCTCTGGTGATAATTAGACGGTCATATTTACGCCCGAATATGCGACGGCCCCAGTAAGGGTTAACCAGTCGATACTCTTCCGTTTTCTCGCCGCTCTTCATTTGGTCGAAGTATTCGCCGTTTACTGCGAGTTGCAGATTAGCCATTGTTAGCCTCCTGCTGCGGTGCGGCTGGCAGAGGCATCCAGTAATCAGCAATAATTTCACAACCGAATCGGTTGAATCTGTTGCCATCAAACCTGACAGCTTCATAAACCCCACTACGTTCAACGTCACCGATTAAGACGCGAGTTCCGATTCCAGGCATCCGCTCGCTGACCGGTATCCAGCTATCCGGGATTACCGGAGAGTTGCCGACCATATCCGCCCGAACATAAAGCGTGTCGTCAGGGTGTTGGTTATCACAACTCCAGGTTAATTCGCTGAACTCGCCAGATGCGGGCCACTCGCCAGCGGTTTGCAACCAGATATGGTCTGGTGCATCAGCGCATGGAAAATGTTTCGGCAACGTGGGCTGGCTCACCTGTTCGGTATTGCCGGACAACTGCCGGATGATAGCCGCGCCGCGTGTCGCGTATTCGGTAATAGACACATCAGAACCGGTATCCACTCCATCCAGTTCAAATCGCAGGTCCACACTATCGCTGTCGATATCATCTGGCTCGAAACTGCCAATCATTTCCAAAACCGATGCAACGTGCTCAGCGTCTGTAACTGATAGCGGCTTTGCCTGTACTGCTGGCGCTGCGGTAGGCGTATTGCGATTGTTAGCCCATGAGCCAACATCTTCGATTTCCATCAGGCGTTCGTCGTCAGTAGGTTCGCGTACCTCGATTCCCATCCTGTCCAGTGCCAGCAACAGTCCTCGCTCGCTATCGCCGCAATCATCAAGCGTGTCGTTTAATACCAACAACGCGCGCTCAAACGCATCATCCGGCACGCTCGTAACTTGCGGGGCTGCTTGGCAGTCACATTCAATAAGAATTGGCTCTCCCCACGGTTGAAAGCCACCGCTATCTGCCATGCCTGTCCCGCCGCATTTCGGGCAAACAGGCACAGCGGCGGCGCGGTACTGCTGTAGCTCGCTGAGGATACTTTCCAGCTCCGTAGTTGACATATGAAAAAGTGCGTGGAGCGGGTACGCCTTAATTGCATTTAAGCGTTCTTGTGATACGCGTTCGTTGATTGTCATGGCTTAATTACCTCACCTTTGCCGCCGCAGTGGTCGCATGGTTTGTACGTGCAAGCGGTTCCGCCGCTATACAGATTGTAATTTGGTACTTTGCCGTGTCCGTTGCACCACAAACATTTTTGTTTCAGAGAAAATCTTTCTCTGGCGATAGTTTTGTAAGCGGAGTCGATCACTTCCTGAAGTGTTGTCATATCCCTCACCCCTCCACCGTTAAATTGATGCCAGCGGCGGCCAGCATCGCCAGAATGTCGCATTGCTCATACAGGGGCGTTCCATACATTGACGTCTTGAACTGATGTGGCAACTTCACAGTGACCGTCCGCGCTTCCAGTTCAGCGATCCGCTGGCGATAATCAGCAACCATCCGGCGCACTTGCTCCAGAGGCGTAACGCTTCCTCCGTCTGGCAGATCCATGTACTGGATGCCGGGTAGCATCTCGCAAAGCGCCGCGTCGTATCCCATACGCACCAGGTCAGCTTCAGATATTGGCGGGTAGTCGCCGAAATCATCAGTGGTGGTCACGCGGTCAAGTATGAAGTCGTCAAGGTCGGTAACTTCCAGCTCATGCTCGTAAATCTGTCCGTTGCCATTTTCGATTCCGGCCTCTGCTTCTTCCTGGGTTTCCGCATCCACAAAGAACGTCTGATACCCTTCGACATGTTTCACTGTCGCGGTGAAAAGAAACCGTTTTGCGCCACCTTCGCGCAGTTGCGCCAGTTGTTCTGCTGTAGTCATGCTGCGCTCCCTTCAATCTTGTCGTCGAATTCATCTTCTATCAGGTCATCGCCCTGGAATGGTTCACATGACGACGCGCATCCATCGCCGTCATCAGGGTTAGTTTTTGTCAGATAAATAAGCCGCTGCCTGTCTTCCAGTTTTGCATCTGCCATTAGCTGATCCGTATTCCGTTTTTTGCGCCACCATGTATGGCCTTCCGTGGCCTTAACCATGCCGTGGCGCGCCTCCATATCGCGATTCCATGCAAACCACTCCGGGTGTTCGTGAGCGATAAGATAGAGCTTTGCGTCGCTTTTTTTGAAACAGGTCATGCAGTTCCCATAGTGGGGGGGGATAGTCAGTTTGAACGGCATCTCATCCCAGAAGTCGTTGACATCCTGCTTATCGAATCCGCCCCAGTGACACAGCGGATAGACCAGGTTGTAACGTTTAGTAGATGCCTTATCCATGCTGGCTCGTTCTGGCTCATCAGCTCGCATGCCAATTGCGGTTTTTGCCGACCACCCTCGTCGCGCCAGACCAACGGCACGCATCCATGAGCGGATGGTTTGGGTCTTCAGATAGTCACTGCATTTCTGGCGGGACACATTGGGGATGCCCTCCACACTGATTAACTTCTCAAACGGCTCGCCCTTCCGCGCCGCAGTTTCGAAGCTGACCACTTTATGCCGCATGCCAACGCCTGGCTCTGAACTTGTTATACCCTCAAGCCATACGAGATTTAGCCCGAAAAGTTCATCAACCTTGTCAGCGAAAATCAGCGTCTCTTCGTGTTCCCTTCCGGTGTTCGCGAATACAAAGTGAAACTCATAAACATCTGCATAGTTCTGAAGCAGAAAGTCGCACATGAATGCTGACGACTGCCCACCAGAGAACGACACAACCAGAGGCTCTTTGCTCATACCTGGTTCCCGCGAAGCTGTGCTGCGGTGCTGGCAGCAATTTGGATGCACTCGTCTACGATGTCCCGTGATGATTCAGGGAACTCTTCATAGCAAGCCCGTAAATTGGTTTCGACCTGAGTCGCACCCGTCGCCCTTTGTTCGTTCACCCATGCGTCCGTTGCTGGGGGTTCTGGCATGCAGTCAGCGGCGTCGAAATACTCTTCACTCTTGTCATCCCAAATCCAGCAATCATCTTTGATGAACTTGTTAATCGCCGCATTCTCAGCACATACATCGTTTAACTTCGCCGCCAGCGCATCACTACGCGCCGTCTGCACGTCCAGCGCCGATGCAAGCTCGGTCACCATCTTCGCAATCGTGATGATCGGCGTGTCGTCACTCATTGCCGCTGCAAATTCGTGTCCGACACGCACCAGATGTTTATTGTTATCTGTCATTTCCGCGCTCCTTTAATCATCAGGCTGATGTAGCGGTTATCATCCGGGCCGGGAAAGTTGTGGCGTTTGAGCAATTCTTCGCGGTCTGGCATAGGCTTTACTCTGTGGCGGGCTACTAATTCGTTAGGGGATATATCAGGGTTGTAGGATTGACCAATCATGATGTGTTCCTTACTCGTCTCGGGCGTGACCAAATCGCCCGTACCAGACGCGAACATGTGCGCGGGCTGGAAGGCGAGGGCCGGTTATTTCGTATCGTGGGAATGTTGCTGCGCGTTGATTAATCAACCAGATTGCCGCTTCCTTGCGGCGCTGTTCGTTACGCTCCATGCGTACATCCTTACTCTCTGGCTCCTGGGGGTTGGTCATGAATTTGTCGATGGCTTCTTTCATTCGTGCCAGCACCTCTTCGCGGGTGCCGCATTTAACTGGCGGGCGTAAGTAATCCGCCCCGGGAAGAGGTGACATAGAAAGCTCCTGATTATTTAGAGTGCATGTATAGTGGGGTTAGGGTAGGGCGGTTATTAAAACGGAGCATCATCGTCGAAGTTCATCGGTGGTTCATTCATCGTTTGAGTCTGGCGATGTTGTTGTCGTGGTTGCTGGCGAGGAGCATCATTACTGACAGTGCCGCGCGGAGGTAAATCGATATCGCGCACCAGAATAGTCGGCGTTTGCGCCTGTGTACCGTCCTGACGAGTCCATTCCTCAACGAGAAACTCACCTGACACAGTAACCTTCGCGCCTTTCACAATTGCAGCGGACAGCTTCTCGGCCATCGCGCCAAACATTTTGCAGTTCAACCAGGAGGTTTTTTCGTTGTCTCCAAACCCGGTCTTAGCTGGTAGGGAGAAAGAAGAAATATGCTTTCCATTTGGCGTGACGCGAAGCACCGCGTCTTTACCAACATTGCCGGATATAGTGATTGTATTAATTGCCATTTATGCCGCCTGTTTTAGTTCTGTGCCACGTGTTTTGAATACATCAACGCACTTCTGCTGATGTTCGGGGAACTTAGCCAGGGCATTCCACGCAGGCTTGTAAATGCCTTTCAGTTCTTCAATGGTTCCGCAGTCTGCGGCCAGCGCGGAGAAGTCGGCCAGGATGTCGTCAGGAGAACGCGCAGCCACTTCGTGTGTTTCTGCATCTGGATCGACTGCTGTCTGTTCTGTCGGAATGCAGAATGCCTGAAATGCAGCGTATTTGTAGGCGATAGACATCGCTTTATTTGTGGCCTTATCGCCGCTATCCATGGCCTCACCATAAGTGATAACGGTGTGCTTACTTCCATCTTCGGTGGCTACAAAATCGAACTCAGCTTTAACGACAACGTAAAACAACACGCCGCCTTTTTGAGTTGTGCGCTCAGTTACCGTGCGCTCTGTAATTCGTGGCAGAATAACCAGTCCGTGTTTAGCGAGCATTGGAGCCAGTGCGTTATACACCTGGTCGATTCCACGGAAGTTAAATCCTTGCTGGCGATTTTCCCTGTCCTTACTAATTCCCTGCTCGGCCATATCCCTGGCTACTGCGCTTATTGCCTTGTAAACAATCATGTGAAGTCTCCTCTGAATTCTGCCCATGTGATCGGCGGGTTATTTCGTTCCGCTGCCAGATTGATTTGCTGCTCAACTTCCTCCTCAATTTCGGGAGAAATAAGCGCAATAAATTCTTCATCGCTAAAGTCATGCAGCATGGGTTTTATTCCAGTCGTCATTCTGAATATCGTGCCAGCCCATCGCTATTTCCCATGCCCACTCATAGGCTGATTTAAGTCCCTCTTTGGTGTCGGGAAATGACGCTTCGTAGAGCTTGTTAAAATCACGATTACCTTGCTGAACCAGTACGGTTCCGTTAACGGGTAAAATGGTCATGGGCAGGCACTCCGGGCTGAGATAATGTGTCCTTCAGCCGCAGCATTGCGGCGCGGATAAGCTGGCGAACTTTGCGGTGTAGTTCAGATTCAGGCGGGTAATAAGCGGACATGACGCCGCTACCCGCGAACTGTAAGTGCATCATGGGGTAGGTCCTTTGGTTGTGTGATTGCATAACTAAGCCGCCTCGGTGAAGCGACTGAGGTATAAAAACCCGCCGAAGCGGGTCTATTCGTATTGATAAACGTCGTAGCCTTTATCCTGCAACCACTCAACTACGTCGCTTACTTTCAACTTTGAAAGAACTTTTTCAGCCTCGGCCTTGCGCGCTAATTTGCGTTTAGCTTGCTCCAGATATTTCTGCATGACTGCTTCATCCAGCTCACTCCACCATGGTAAATCTCTGCCGTTTTCCATCGCAGAATCACAAATTGCGTCATAAATCACCTGAGCCTCTGTCAGTATTTGCTCTGATGAAAACTCACTCATCGCCTTACCCTCAGTAGTTACCCGCTTATTCGGGATTGTTTGCATCTGGCTAATGGCTGATTAACCATTACTCAGATGCAGCTAAAAAATGCCCGACATTAAGCCGGGCTAAGACATCAATGGTTTATTTCTCCATGAAACCAGAACAGGTCTTCGTCTCCTGTTCGGTTACGAGCGATATTGCTCACATAGCTGACTCGTAAATCAGCTATAGGTGCTTATTCGGCGATAATCTTTCCGTGCTTCAGGATGCTGTCTATCATCCAGTCGTAACCGCTGAATCCCTTGCTGCCTTTGATAGCCTGATTCTTGGCTTTCACTCCCTCGACAATCCGGACGCTGACATTTGCACCCCAGCCATCACCAAAGTTGTAATAGTGGTTAGCGCCGTCTTTCACGTTTTGATTCCCCTTCGCAGGAAGCTGTCTGTGCTTCACATACTTATCCATAGCGCCAGACCAGCCGCCATTCCATGAGCCACGGTTAGGCATCGACAGTTCGAAAATTGCATATTGGGTCATTCCATTACCTCGCTGTAACGTTATTTGATTTACGATGCCCTGCTGCGTACATCGCTACTTCTGGCAGGCAGCGGTTATCTGCACTATCGTAATACTTTGTGTCCTGCGCGATTAACGCCTTAGTCACACGGTCTACTTTGCGGTTAAGCTTCAGTGTGATGCGCTCCGGCTTGGCGCTGATGCCAACTAACAGGGGGTTAGCTGATTTCCAGTCTGCCTGTTTAGCTGCGCGACGTTCGCGGCGGCGTTCTTGTGCGTTCATACATCCTCCTGTCAGTTAGCTTTTGGATGATGCGCCGCGTCGCTTATCCTCGCGGTTGCCGTCTGGCGGCTGCAATTCACATCATCCAGAAGCTGTCTGCTTCGGTGTATTTGCCCTTTTTCAGGGCCATCTGTTAATGAGCATCACCGTCCTGGTGAGTAGTGCGTCCTGCTGATGGGTTAATAATACTCAAGGTATTTTATTTAGTAAATACCCAAAGTATTTATTTTTGTTTAAAAAACGCAACCCAATGATTACTTGAGATATTTATTTTTTTTGCCAGCTCGTTGTGATAGCTTGGTGTGGTTAAAAACTAAACGAGGAAGGCGCTATGAATCTGGACGAGGAGCGCGTGAACATGATGGTTGCAGCTATGGGGCGGGCGATTATGGAATTATCCCTCGCCAATCAACCACTAACTCAGGAAGCGGTCGTTGAAAAGCTGGAGCAGTACCGAAAAGAGACGGGTAACGTGATTGGGAAAGGGGTTAACAGGGATGCAGCTGAGATTGTCCGAAAAGGAAGGGCTGCGATTGACTAATGGGCAATAAAAAACCCGGCGCGGTGGCCGGGTTTTAACAAGAATGGTTGCGATTATCAGTTGTATGGTAATTGGACGCCTTTAATTGTGGTTTTGTTAAGTATTTCATCAGCATAAAATTTAAAATGGGTTCTCAACATAGATCCGAAGTACCAACTGCTGCTCTGGAGAAAATCCTCATTTAGCTCTTCGGTTCTAGGGCAGACAAAGAGCATGCGCATATTAATTTTTAGAATGAAATCATTATCATTAACACCCAGTCTACGTCCGGAGATTGATGGCGCAGCTTTGACCTGTACTGTAGATTGGGATTCATTGCCGACTAATACGCCTCCTGCCTCAAACTCAATTTCACCATAATCAATTTCAATTGTTCCCTGCCCAGACTCCATTTGAAGATGCTCAAACGAAATCCCGGTGGCACTAACCTCAATCAATTTAAAGTCATCAAGAACCATTTTGGACGTATTCCCTGTGCTGTGTAGCTATCAAAATCTTGACGATGTGCCTTCCTTCGGACTCGATGGGGCTTGATTTTGTCTCATAAATTCTTTCTGGAACTATTTGGTGAGAAACGTCTCTGCCATCCTTTTTAATAGCAAGATTAACTTCCACCCCGATAGCGTGTGCAATGTCGGACAATGTGTTAAGGGTGAGGTTTCTTTTTCCATCAAAAATTTGAGAGATGTGCGACTTAGATCTACCCATCTTTTTGGCAACGTCGGCACGACTCATGCCACTGTCCTGCATAGCCAGAAGGAGATCTTCAGTAGTATTGAAAATCAAACGTTCTCTAGCAAGCAATGCATCACTGATGTGGGGGAATTCGAAGTCTTCATCAAAATTTTCAACAGTCATGTTTTCCTCTCTCGATTCGATCCCAGTTGTTGCATACTTTAGTGACATCTGAACCGTGTAAATCGTCAAAATCTTTGTAAATGTAATGACTTATAAAGTAAGTCATATCAACCCTTTCAGATTCCCAGTAATAACCACGTATTGGAATCCTTTTTATGGCCCAAAAGTGTTTCGCGGGCCTTCCATTGTAAGAGGGTAGCACTCCCTCCTTTCTTACGCTTAAGTCTGCGCTCCTTTTGCCGGAGGAGAGACGTTCAATCTGTACTTGGATGGATGCCATCATTGAAGCCTGCTTCTTGGTCGGAGTAACGCTTTTTAGCGCCACTGCTAACGACTTGAGAGCTCCGTTGCAGTGAACTACGGTATGACACTCACCTTTAAAGACAGCCTTGAGCATATCAACGTTCCATAGTTAATATATATGTTAACTCTTTCATCCGTTCAAGTGAATGAAGAAGTTCTTAATAAAGATTTCAATTAATATCGGCACGAAAACAGCAAGCTTCACTCAAAGATATCCTCAGGCCACTGCTATGGCATATTGGACTGTCCACCGAAAAGATCCACCCTATGTGTTTCTTCCAGTGATATGAAGCGCGTCGCCTTGATAATTCCTGACACAAAATGAAGCTTAACCACCTCATCGGCTGGTATGGTTATCGGCTTGTGTTCGCTGTTAACACTGACAAACTGATAGTCGCCTTCACGGGTCATATTCATGATTTTAATCATGTTATGGCCATCTTTCGTCCTGACAAAAACCTCATCGCCAGGATGAATCTTAGTGCCTGGCTCTATCACGACAAACTCACCTGATTGCATACGAGGCCACATGCTGTCACCTCTGACGCGAACGGCATACGCCTTAGGGTCAGAACTGTAGAAACGCAACCATCCCGCATGGAACTCCACCATATCGATCAACCCATCCATACCCAGCACAGCATCACCCACAACAGGAATGATGCCATCCCTGAGCTTCCCTGCATATTCAAGAGTGTCACCACTCAGGCTTTCAGCCTGACTTGCGACCTTTGCGGCTATCGATGGGCTAAATTCTGATATTGATACCTGCAGGATGCGGGCAAATCCCGAAGCGACATCCACATTAAGCGCATTCCTGCCATTCAGGTAATGTCCAACAGCACCTTGCGTGATACCTAAATCATCAGCAATGGTGTACTGAGTAACCCCTAAAGCCTTCTTTTTGGACTCATACAAAGCCTTCAGGCGCTGCGCATCCTCAAGCTGTTCTGTCGTCAATGTCTTTTTCGTTTCCATGACCGGCATTGTAATACCAGCGATATTCATTATAAAAATACCCTTCATATTGAATTAAACAAATACCTGTAGTATTCTTTATTCATGGTAACCAAATGGAGTGTGCCTATGAATCGTATGACGCTTGCTGATTACGCCAAAATCCACGGTCAGGCAAAGGCCGCTAACGATTTTGGCGTTATTCAGTGTGCAATCAGCAAAGCCATTCGCGCAGGTCGTAACATCATCGTTACCGTTCTGCCAGATGGCAAAGTTAAAGCCGAGGAAGTTCGACCCTTCCCGAGCAGCAAGAAAACCTCAGACTAATCAATCTCGCTCTTTACACATCCCCGCCCTGAAAAAGGGCAGTAATCCAAAAGACTACAAATCTATGCGTCACCCGTTATGGGTGTGCGCTCATTAACTATTCACTAAAGGAAATACTACGAAATGGAACGTACACATACACGCACAGAAGCGCGGCAGATTGAAAGCGCTCTGCTCAACAAAATTGCAATCAAGGGTAGTAAGGAAATCGCAGACGCCATCGGCATTGACCGGTCGCAAATCACGCGCTGGAAGAAGGACTTCATCCCGAAGATATCAATCCTTCTCGCCGTTCTGGAGTGGGGTGTTGTCGATGACGAGCTGGCGCGTTTAGCCAGGGAAGTTGCAGCACTGCTGACAAATAAAAAACGCCCAGCGGTAACTGAGCGTTCGGAGCAAATGACCATTCAATTCTGAGCGGAATTACTGGATCAATTCACAGGAGTCATTATGACAAAACCATTCAGTCCTGACCAGGACAAGTTACACAAAAACATTATTCGTGATCGCTACCTGTCCGGTTTCAAGCAGCCTGGTCGATTCCGGGCTGAGTGGGAAAGGGTTAAGCAATTATTCAGAGGTAAAGGTCATGAGTAATCTGGCAACAGTAACACACCTGAGGCCCAAAGAGCGGCCTGTGGAGCAACGCGTGGCTGATCTCGAAGATGGGTATACCCGTCTTGCTAACGCGCTGTACGACGAGCTTATAGGTGCTGATTTGACGAAGAACCAGAGCAAGGTTGCTCATGCCATTTGCAGGAAAACATACGGATTCGGCAAGAAAATGGATCGCATTTCCGATAGCCAGATATCAGCCCTGACAAGACTCCCTCGGCAGAAGGTTAACAAGGCTAAAAACGAGCTTATCGCTATGAATGTTCTGAAGAAAGAAGGGATGCAGATTGGCCCTAACAAGAACATCTCAGAGTGGAAAATCGAAGGGTGTCACTATTCTGGTGATAATGTCACTGCATTGGTGACAAAAGATGTCACCAAAACGGTGACTACCCTGTCACCAAAACAGAGTCACACAAAAGAAACTATTCAAAAGAAAGAAAGAAAAGAAAACACACAGTCATCTTGCGATGACCGCGAGCCGGTTAAACCTGAAAAGCGAAAAGCCGTCCGCATCAATTACGACGAATACCTGGCAGCGTTCAATGAGATTGTTGGGGATCGTCTTCCTCACGCTGTTGAAGCCAATGCCGAACGCCAGCGCAAACTGAAAAAGCTGATTGACTCTCTCGCGACCAAAAACATCGACGGTTACCGGGCATACGTCAAAGCCTTCATGAACGCTGCAAGACCTTTCCACTTCGGAGATAACGATCGCGGCTGGCTGGCTACATTCGACTATCTGCTTCAGCCAAAAGTTTTAACCGCAATTCGTGAGGGAACACTATGAGACAGGATATCGAAGCCAGCGTTATCGGCGGCCTGCTAATGGGCGGCCTTACTCCAACGGCCAGTGAAGTGCTTGCGACGCTACCGGCAGAAGCATTCTCCATTCCTGTTTACCAGACAGCCTACAGAGTCATCCAGAAACACGCATCCGTGCGTAACCTGATTGACGGCCTGATGGTTGCCGAAGAGTGCGGGGAAGGTCATTTCGCAGACATCATGGAAACTGCCAAATCATGCCCCAGCGCGGCAAACCTGAAAGGCTACGCCGGAATGGTGACGGATGCCTATCAGCGACGGCTGGTTTTGCAACTGATGGATGAAATGCGCGGGCCAATCAGCAACGGAACGCTGGACGCCTCGACACAGGCAATGGACGAGCTGGTAAAGCGTCTGGGAGCCATCAGGAAGCCAAAGCAACAGGTGCAGCCTGTACGTCTTGGTGATGTGCTGGACGATTACGCCGAAACGCTGGAGAAGCGCTTACGCAACGGTGAAGAGTCGGACACGATGAAGACCGGTATCGACGAACTGGACGCCATTACAGGCGGAATGAACGCCGAAGACCTGGTGATTATCGCGGCGCGGCCTGGTATGGGTAAAACGGAGCTGGCACTGAAGATTGCCGAAGGCGTGGCTAACCGGAAATTACCCGGCACAGACACAAAGCGCGGCGTGCTGATTTTCAGCATGGAGATGAGCAAACTCCAGATCGCAGAGCGAAGCATTGCGGGCGCCGGAAATCTTTCGGTTAACGTTTTGCGCAACCCGGCGCGAATGGACGACGAAGGCTGGGCTCGGGTATCAAACGGAATTTGCCACCTTGCAGAGCTGGATGTGTGGCTGGTCGATGCCTCAAAGCTTACCGTCGAAGAGATTCGCGCAGTGGCAGAACGACACAAGCAGGAGCACCAACACCTTTCGCTAATCATGGTTGACTATCTGGGCCTGATTGAGAAACCGAAAGCCGACCGTAACGACCTGGCTATCGCGCACATTTCGGGAAGCCTCAAGGCTATGGCAAAGGATTTACGAACGCCGGTCATCTCGTTAAGCCAGCTATCCCGCGATGTTGAGAAGCGACCAAACAAGCGGCCTACCAACGCGGATTTGCGCGACTCAGGCAGCATCGAACAGGACGCCGACTCCATCATCATGCTCTACCGCGAGGCAGTGTACGACGAGAACAGTCCGGCAGCGCCTTTTGCTGAAATCATCGTAACCAAAAACCGCTTTGGCTCGCTGGGTACGGTCTATCAGCGATTCGTTAACGGTCACTTCATGGGATGCGATCAGGACGAGGCACGGGCGGTGTGCATATCAGCAAACACGCCGAAGTCTTCCGGCAAGCGTTACGCGAAAGGGGCTGACGTATGAACACTTACCTGATGGCTTCCGGCATCGCTCTTAATGCGCTGCTGGCGATATTCATCCTGTTCATAGCATGGGTCTGGTTCATCTGGCCTGCTGTCGAAGCGTGGAGCATGACGCGCTGGTACATGGCGATAAACCGCAGATATCCAACCGTTAAACCCAAAAAAACATGGCTACATGTATTCCTGTATTGCTATGAAGTTTTTGGCAGGAGCTATGACGCGACGAGCAACAGATACGGCCGATGGGAAGGCGTCGGAAAATGGACGGTCTTCACAGGCGAAGAAGATTAACAGGGCCACTTACACAGTGGCCTTTTTATTTGAGGATAGAGATATGACAACTGTTTACGTGACGAAATACGCACTAACGGAAGGACCATTCAAAGTTGATGCGGAAATTTCGCATGAAGGACGGATGGCTTCATGGAAATACGGATATTGCCAGCAGCATGCACACGGCAAAGATTTCCATCTTACTCAAGAAGACGCTCTTGCTGACTGCGAACGCCGCCGTAAAGCGAAGATAGTGAGCATCGAAAAGCAGAAGGCGAAGCTGGAAAAAATGACATTCACCATTCAGGAAGAAGGGGATAAATCGTGAAAGTAAAAACATCAGAGCTTAGCGGTGACCGCTTGGATTATTTTACAGCTGTAGCCATCGGTGAGAAAAGTCCGCAAAGAGGTCTTGGCGGCGGGTGCGTTGTCTCTCACGGTCATACAATGCATCGATTTTACCCTTCCTGCGAGTGGCAGCATGGAGGACCGTTAATTGAGAAATATAACATCAGCATCACCGATTGTGATGACGAGTGGATGGCATCAATTATGAATGCCGATGGTGATTATGCTGCATTGGTAAAGGGTGAACGACCGCTAATTGCTGTCTGCCGCGCTGTAGTAGCTGCAAAGCTTGGCGATGAGGTAGACATTCCCGATGAGTTGATGGAGGTGGGAGTATGAGCGCATACGAAGAAATCATGTTAGCCCTGCGATTCTTTTTCGATGTGGAAGAGGATGAAAACGTAAACGAGATTATCGGACAAGATCACGACCCGATGGGAACTATTGCGGCCGCATTGGACGACTACAGGAGCGTGGGAGATGAAGCAAACCTATCTGCTTCGCAACGAAGCAATCAGAAATAACGCCATAGACACCATTCTCGCATTACCACTCGACGACAAGTCACCTCATGAAGTCCACGTTAAAGAGCCCAAGCGAACCAAAGCGCAGAACGACCGTCTCTGGCCGATGCTTCAGGACGTCTCGCGTCAGGTTCTCTGGCATGGACAGCGGTTAGCGCCTGAAGACTGGAAAGATATATTCACCGCGTTATGGCTGAAGACGAAGAAGCTTGAGCAACGAAGCGTACCCGGCATTGACGGCGGCGTCGTGCTGCTTGGCGTTCGTACCAGCAAGATGCGCAAGGCGAGCATGACGGAGTTAATCGAAATCATGTTCTGGTTCGGCGCTGAGCGAAACGTCAGGTGGAGCGATGACTCTCGCCGGGAATACGAATGGGCCCAACGAACAGGGAAGGCAGCATGACACGACGACGAAGCGTTACCCAAATAGCGATAGACAATATGATTTTCCGCGTCACAACCCGCACTAAACGCAAGCCAGAACTACCACCCTCACAAATATTAACTTTCAACTACACCTCTCACCTGGCGGATATCCGCTGGCTGCGCGAGCGTGCACGGAGGAAACATGACTGATTATTCGAAGGTGAGCGACGGAGAGATAAGCGTCCGCCTGGCTTATTTTCTGAAGCCTAAGTACAGCGCGGTAATTCACCCCAATGATGAATCTGGCGCTCAATTATCCTGGAACTGGTGTCGCACAGTGCAGACGACCGGATACTTCCCGCTGCGCCGCCCTGAGGAGCTTTTCGGGGTAATGAAGAAATATCGGATTGGCGTCGCTCCATCAGGCAAGACTGTATGGCAGGCATCGCATGAATCGGGCATCAGCGCCACGCATCGCAACCCTCTTCGTTCTCTAGCAATCGTCTACCTCATGATGCAGGACGCCAGCCATGCTAACTCCTGAATCCATCCGCCAGTACCAGGCCGAAAGTAATTGTCGCGCAGGATACTGCCTGCATTGCGGAACGAAACTCGCGATGGTTGAAACCTATGTTTGCGACCAGTGCGCCATAAACCTTTATCCGGACCCCAACACCACCATGTTTGATGAGGACGAGGAAGATGGTTAGCAAATTCCACAAACACTTTACCGACGAAGAGAAAGCATACATCAGGCGAGTGGCTGGCAAAGTACCGGCTGGCGTAATGGCTGACCAGATAGGTCGCAAGGAAAAGAACGTTTACAACTGGGGTCACCGCAATCGTATCAGCCTGCGAGTACCCAATCATATTATGAATAAGTACTGGAGGGGGCATGGCACTAAAACGGGACAAGTTTGATGACATATTCTCCCGGCTCGTCAGGGAGCGAACGGGATGGCAATGCGACTACTGCGGTAAAATATTTGACTCCACAGACCCATCAGAACGACAACGACTACACTGCTCCCACTTCAAATCCCGAAGACACAAAGCAACCCGATACCACCCCTACAATGCCTTTGCTCACTGCATCGGTTGCCACAGAAAGCTCGAAGAAGACCCGTACGAATTCACCTCTCACGCCCAGCTAACCTACGGCGAAATGACAATCGACCGCGTAGCGCATCTGGCATGCGTTCCTGTGCGTTTAAAGCCGTGGCAGATGGATGAGCTTTACCAGCACATGAAAAGCGAACTGAAGCGCATTGAGGAGCTAAGGCGACAGGGTGTTATGGGGCGCATCGAGTTCACACTGCCCGACTGGTATCAGGAGGGAATAACAATCCGTTTAGGGGAGGCCGCATGACCAGAGAATACGTCAAGAAAATCCATTACCCGTGCGAAACAGCAGCAATCTTTCAGGATGTGCTCTTTGTTATCCGGCTTGAGCACGCATCAGAGCTTCTTAACGAATGTGACCGCGCTGCTGAGTTCTTCCTGAATTACTTCCCATTCTGCAAGTTGGAGGATGTGCGAGAGGGCATCGTTTACAGCTTCGGCGGCCTGTATCTGAACGACTTCGAAATTATCCGGGAGGCAGCATGAACATTTACGAACGAATAGACGGAAGCAATTACCGAAATATATGGGTGATTGGCGATCTGCATGGCTGCTACTCAAATCTGATGGGCCAACTCGACTCTTTGCAGTTCGATCCGGCGCAAGACCTGATTATCTCAGTGGGCGACCTGGTAGACCGTGGGTCGGAAAATGTTGAATGCCTCGACCTGATTACTCAGCCGTGGTTCAGGGCGGTACGTGGAAACCATGAACAGATGATGATTGACGGACTGAGTGAATACGGGAACGTAAATCACTGGCTCTGCAATGGTGGCGGATGGTTTTTCAATCTCGACTATGACAAAGAAGTTCTGGCGAAAGCGCTGGTCCATAAAGCCGCAGAATTGCCGCTGATTATCGAGCTATCCACCAACGGTAAAACGGTCGTGGTTTGTCACGCTGATTATCCGTCTGATGAATACCAGTTCGGGAAACAAATAGACACTGAGGAGGTTATCTGGAACAGGGAAAGAATCAGCAATTCTATTGATGGGATTGCTCGTGAAATATCCGGCGCCGACCTGTTCATCTTCGGCCACACTCCAGCCAGAAAGCCCTATAAACACGCCAACCAACTCTATATCGACACTGGCGCCGTGTTCTGCGGCAACCTGACAATCGTCCAGTTGCAGGGGGATAAATCATGCCTGATGTAGTCAATCTCAACTCAGCACAGCAGCGCCACAAAGACCGGGAGATGCTGAAGACCATCGAAGCAGCTTTGCAGTTTAACGAGGACTCAAGACTGAGACTGGAAGAGGCGAGGCGGGAACTAATCAACAGGCTGGGTGATAACAAGCCGGACGGCCCGGAGGATGCAGCGTGATTTCACTAATCAGCACGTACATACCTGACTCTGTTAAGTGCGAGGCGTGGCGGTTCTGGGATATCCGAGACACGTTCAAACTGTTCCGTACGCACAGAAACATCCAGGTCGCATACATCATGGCGAGAATTGAAATGGATATTTATCTGTACGACCGGAGATCGAAAAAATGAGACTTGAAAGCGCCGTTAAGTTTCACTCCCCCAAATCACCACAACTAACAGACTCACCCAGGGCTACGGCATCAGAGGCGTTAACAGGTACGGATGTGATGGCGGCATTCGGCATGGTTCAGAGTCGCGCTTCGCTCGGGTTCAGTGCTTTCAGCGGCAAGATGAACCTGAGCGATAACGACAAAAGGAAAGCAGTTCAGTTACTGGTACAGCATGGGATGAAGCATTGCGACAAGGTTGCAGCCTTTCGCAAGCTCGAAACCAATATTAAGGGCAAGGTCGTGCAAACGCTCGCAACTTTCGCGTACCAGGATTATTGCCGCTCTGCTGCCAGTCAGCTTACCTGTCCATGCTGCAAAGGCGCGGGGGTAGTCAGGAAAAAGGAGATGGTGGTAAAGCACCCCGGATGCGGTGAGAAAACCCCAGCCAAAACAGCGGAGGAAACTGTGGAGGTGACCTGCACCAAATGCAAAGGTCGTGGAGTTCTCTCGACATCGTGCGTTAAATGCAGGGGGCGCGGCGTTGCTCTGGACAGGAAGAAATCAGAAGAGCAGGGCGTACCGGTTATGAGCCCCTGCAAGCAATGCTCTGGGCGGGGATATGAAAGGTTGCCAGCAGCTTCATGTTACAGAGCAATCTGCCAGTTTACCGATGCTATCTCCCCGGGCGTGTGGGATAAGGCGATCAAGCCATTCTATGAGTCATTAATACTGGAACTCGAAAAGGAAGAATCGGCAGCAGATGCCATTTTGGCGAAAGTTACGAGCAAAGTTTGAATCCGGTAACGATTGCACCTTGCAAAATGACGAAAGCTAGAATATCATCGACCTAACACTAGGAATCCGTCTGAATGTTACGGTGGATTTAAAGAGAAGCCCTGAGTTAATAGCTCGGGGCTTTTTATTTCCGGGTCAGAAGCACAGCGGTTGTACGTTCGGCTGTTAACCGAATGGTCGAAGGTTCGAATCCTTCCTGTCCCGCCAAATACCTACCAGGACCATAAGAGCAAAAGCTCAACGCACTACCCTCTATTGCCCACCGCGCCGTGGGCTTTTTTATTGCAGGCCGCAGATATCATTTTCAGATGCCATGTAGCAATCAGAGTCTGACGGCCTTTCCCCTACAAACACACACAGCACCATCCGGAAAATCGGAGGTGAGGCCTATGAAAATGCCATACAAACAAGATTTCATCGCTGCGCTACTTGCCGCCAAGGAGCAGGGTATTGGTGCAATGCTGGCTTTTATCATGGCGTATCTGCGTGGTCGCTATAACGGCGGCGCGGTAACAAAAACGCTAATTGATGCGCTGATGTGCGCGATGATTGCCTGGTTCGTTCGTGACCTTCTGGACTTTATCGGCCTGAGCAGCAACCTCGCCTACATAGCCAGCGTCTTTATTGGATACATCGGCACCGATTCGATCGGCAATCTTATTAAAAAACTTGCAGCAAAAAAGGCGGGAGTTGACGATGCAAACCAGTCCTGACGGAATTGCTCTGATAAAAAAATTTGAAGGTTGTCGGCTGACTGCTTACCCCGACCCCGGAACGGGAGATGCGCCGTGGACCATCGGATATGGCTGGACCCATCCGGTTGACGGAAAGCCAGTAAAGCGCGGTATGACTATCGACCAGCAAACCGCTGACAGGCTTCTGAAAACAGGGCTTGTTGGTTATGAGAATGACGTGCTGAAAGTTGTCAGGGTGAAGCTGACACAAGGCCAGTTCGACGCACTGGTGTCGTTCGCTTACAACGTTGGGTCGCGTGCTCTTTCCACATCTACACTGCTGAAAAAGCTGAATGCTGGCGATATAAAAGGCGCGGCAGATGAATTTCTGCGCTGGAATAAATCAGGCGGAAAGGTGATGCCGGGGCTCACGAATCGCCGCAAGGCAGAGCGAGCTCTGTTCCTGTCATGATTAGCGCACTGGTTAAGCGTTACTGGCTGCAGTTGCTGGTGCTGGCGTTAATCGGCGCACTGGCTTTCTTCGTGAACCACTACCGCGACAACGCCATCACTTACAGAGACCAGCGCGATAAGGCCACTGAGAAACTCCTCCTGGCGAACGCCACCATTACCGACATGCAGGTGCGTCAGCGTGATGTCGCTGCACTGGATGCCAAATACACGAAGGAGCTGGCTGATGCCCGGGAAAACATTAATCAGCTTGAGCGCGATGTTGCTGCTGGGCGTAAGCGGCTGCAAATCTCCGCCAGATGTCCCGCGAACGGAGCGACCAGCGCCACCGGCATGGATGATGGCACCGGCCCCCGACTTACTGACGCCGCTGAACGGGATTATTTCACCCTCAGAGAGCGAATCGAAACTGTCACAAAGCAACTGACAGGATTGCAGGATTACGTACGTAATCAATGTTTAAAGTGAAAATAACTCGCCTTTAGGGAGTAGCTTAATGCTAAGCGAAACATCAAAAGATATTTCTGGCTACGAAGGCCAGTATGCAGTTACCGATGACGGGAGGGTTTATTCACACTCAAGAGTAAATCGCTCAGGTAGGCTGGTTAAAGGTCGTTGGTTGAAGCCTGGAAAAGATAGAGATGGATATTTAAAAGTATGCCTTTATCTTGATGGTGAAAAAAATTACCAGTTTGTCCATAGGTTAGTGGCTTCTGCATTTTTGGATAATCCACAATCATATGCCGAAGTAAATCACGTAAATGGCATTAAGAGCGACAACCGCGCATCTAATCTAGAATGGGTAAGCAGATCGCAAAATAACGCACATGCTTACCGATCAGGATTGAGGAATGCGCTTAATGGCGAACGGCATCCAAATTCAAAACTAACCAGTAAGCAGGTTGTTGACATCCTTTCCTGTAAATCCATGTCGCATGCTGAGTTAGCGAAAAAACATGGAGTGTCACAAGTTTTGATTTCACGAATCATAAGAAAAGAAGCCTGGGTTGAAGTGAAATAAACGTTCTCAGTATCCGATCCGGAATCATCCGCGACCAGAAAGCCATGAAGTATTTGCAGGACTACATCAACACGCAGTGCCTGAAATAAAAAATCTTGACCGCACTTTGCAAAGTACAAAGTCCATTAAATGAGCCTCGCTGAAATGCGGGGCTTTTTTATTGCTCCAAACCAGCGCACTCGCGTGCGTGTTTTCACAAGAGCTTTCCGTAGTGTGAGTCTGAGACAGGGCGGTGGATTTCATCGTTCCGCTCTTGGCCGTCCATGTCTACGCGAGCAGGCTCATACCACAGAAAGGTAAATACGATGACCAACATTATTCCTTTGAATTATGACGGGCTGAAGATTCGCTTTAATGATGAAGGCTGGATCAATGCTACTGATGTTGCCGCAAAATTCGGGAAAGAAACAACATCATGGCTTCGACAGATAGATGTGCTTGAATATATGTCCGCTCTGTCTAAAAAGCTATTCGGAAATTCCGGGTTTCTGACAGAAATTAATGAAATCAGGAAGTTAGATACATCAACTGCTGCATCACGAGCAAAAGTGCTGAGGTTTGTTAAGGCAACTCGACTTGTTGCAACAAAGACTGGCCCGCAAGGTGGTACATGGATTCATCCAAAGCTTGCAATCAGGTTTGCCCGCTGGCTTTCAGTTGACTTCGAAATTTGGTGTGACGAGCAGATTGATGCGATTGTCCGTGGTGGTTCTTTCTCAACTACCGATTCACGCATTACAGCGATGTTCCTGCTGGATGAATCAGTGCCGTGGGAAAAGCGATTTAGCGATCCATTCTATGCGGCATTATTCAAAATGTCCGGGCTTCCACGTCACAGGCCAAACCGCCGACCTGCATTGTTCGGGATGATTAGCGCCAAATGGGTATACGGACCAGTACTACCAGAGGATGTTTATCAGGAAGTGAAATCACGCCTTGCAAAAGGCGAAAAGATTCATCAGCACCTGAAGCCTGAAGCGCTGAAGCTGGTAGAGCATCAAATTATCGCCGTAACCAGTATCGCAAATGGATGTGCTGACTACCGCGATTTTGAATCCCGCTGTATGGCGGCGTTTCATGTCAAAGGGCAGATGAAAATGCTATATGCGGCAGCCTAATTATGAGCAACAGAATAATCGAATGCGCCTCCAGAGCGGGGCGCGACTTCTCAGAGTTCATGAAAGGCGAGAAAGGCATGATGGATGCGCTGGCTTCGGTGGATCAGTTTGGCGAGCAGCTACGCCTCAACGGCTGTGTTAATCATCACTTTGTCAGCTATATGATGCGTAATGCCATCATGCAGGCATTTATGGACATGGCAAACGCTGAGAAGAAAGAAGAGCGTCGCCGTAAACGAGCGGAAGCAAAATCAAGGTAGCCATTCCAAAGCTCATCTCCGGGTGGGCTTGATAATGGGAAACCTGGCGGAGATGTGTGGCATTTATTGGGTCATGAAGTAGATAAAAATTACCGCAAACATTATTAAGGAAATACAGCCTAAATTTTTGGCATTGCTGGGATTAGAGCGCCTGTATCGTCTTGCTGTTTGCTGGGTGGCTCTCATTCCTTTACTACCACGTGGCATTCTTCTCACTTTTACCTCCAAAGGTATTTACATGGCACTCACCGACAAGCAAGAAATGTTCTGTCGCGAGTACCTCATCGATTTAAACGCTACACAAGCGGCTATTCGGGCGGGGTACAGCGAAAAGACCGCCCGCGCATCAGGTTGTGAGAACCTAACGAAACCTGACATCCAAAACAGGATCGCCGAACTCAAAAGTAAGCGCAACGAGGATGTGGGTATTGATGCTGATTATGTGCTCCGGCGCCTGGTTGAGATTGACCAGATGGATGTGCTCGACATCATGACCGATGACATGAGCATAAAGCCGGTATCTGAATGGCCTGCCTCATGGCGTCGATATCTGAGCGGATTCGACCTGGCTGATATGTTCGAAGGCCGCGGCGAAGACCGTGAAATGGTCGGAATCCTGAAAAAGATAAAGTGGCCGGACAAGGTCAAGAATCTCGAACTGCTTGGCAAGCACGTCACTGTCCAGGCATTCAAAGACAACGTTAAAAACGAACTTGTCGGCCCCAACGGATTGCCGCTGGCAGCGCCTACGTTCGTTGTTAGCTTCGGAGCGGATGATGAAGACAGCGGAGAAGAAACTTAACTTCGCCCCAAAATTCAAGCCGCTATTCAAAGCTATTCGCTACAAGGTATTTCACGGCGGTCGTGGCGGCGCTAAGTCATGGGGCATCGCCCGCGCACTGGTCATCATGGCCGCATCCAAAAAGCTCCGCGTTCTCTGTACCCGTGAGGTGCAAAATTCGATTAAGGATTCAGTGCATAAGCTACTGAAAGACCAGATTGAAATGCTCGGTCTTAACCCGTGGTTCCGCATCACTAACGAGACGATTACCAGTGCTTCTGGCAGTGAGTTTCTTTTTAAGGGGCTGCGTTTCGATCCGCTGGGAATCAAGTCGACCGAGGGCGTGGATATTTGCTGGGTGGAAGAGGCACAGTCTGTGTCTACTGATTCATGGGACATACTGATCCCTACCATCCGTAAAGAAGGCTCGGAGATATGGGTTTCATTCAACCCCGGCGAAGAGAAAGACCCGACCTATCAGCGCTTCGTGGTTAACCCGCCTGATGACTGCATCACGGTTGAGGTGAACTACTACGACAACCCATATTTGCCGGAAACGCTCCGCAAAGAAATGGAGTACTGCAAACGGGTTGATTACGAGGCGTACGAACATATCTGGCTTGGCAAGCCTAAATCCATCTCCGAAGCGGTCATATTTAAGCGGCGCTATAAAGTTGAAGCGTTTCCAGATGACATGTGGCAGCAGGCTGATCGCCTTTTCTTTGGTGCTGACTTTGGTTTCGCCAATGACCCGAGCACGCTGATCCGCATGTTCATGCTAGGCACACGGCTTTATATCGAATATGAGGCATACGGTGTCGGCGTGGAACTGGATGAGATGGCGCAGTTTTACGACTCAGTACCGGAGTCACGGCGCTGGCCTATCAAAGCCGATAACGCCCGCCCTGAGACAATCAGCCATATTGGCAGACAGGGCTTCAGCATCGAAGCGGCCGCAAAGTGGAAAGGCAGCGTGGAGGACGGGATCACCTACCTGAAAGGGTTTGAAGAGATCATCATCCATGAGCGCTGCAAGCACACCGCCGATGAATTCCGGCTCTACTCCTACAAAGTCGACAAAAAGACCAATGAAATACTCCCGGTCATTGTGGACGCACATAACCACTGCATAGACGCCATACGCTACGGGCTGGATGGGTACATAACCAGCTCGGACAGCCTTGGCACATGGGCGCAACTTGGCAGAGGCTGAACATGTCCGAAACACAAAGCGTGTCGCAGCCTGTACCGACGCGTGACAGCTATGAAAACTTCATTGCCCGCTTAGGGCTTAACGAATCAAACCAGTCAGGCGCAGGGACGTACAAAAATAACTGGACGTCACGCAACCGCCTGCTGATTGAACAGGCTTACCGGTCTTCCTGGCTGGTGGGCGCAGGTGTTGATGCCATTCCTGATGATATGACCCGCAAGGGCGTAACCATCACTTCCAAACTGGAAGATGGGCGCAAGAAGCAGCTCGATAACGCCTGGGATGAGATGGCGTTATGGGAATCTATCAACGATACGCTGAAGTGGGCGCGGCTTTATGGCGGCGCTGTGGGCGTCATCCTGATTGAGGGCCAGAACTACTCAACACCATTGCGCATCGACACCATCGCACCAGGCGCTTTCAAGGGTGTCATGGTGATGGATCGCTGGATGCTGAATGCAACCACGGAACGGCGCGTGACCGAGCTGGGGCCAGACTTTGGCATGCCGGAGTTTTACCGCGTTGTGACCTCAGCTACCGGCATCCCGCCGTGGCGTATTCATCACTCCAGGCTAATTCGCTTCGACGGTATCCCTCTGCCTTATCAGCAGCGCCTGACGGAAAACGACTGGGGCATGTCGGTGATTGAACGTTGCTTTGATCGCCTGCTGGCATTCGACAGCACAACGCAGGGCGTAGCCCAGCTTATCTATAAAGCGCACTTGCGTACCTACAGCATCGAAGGGCTTCGACAGCTTCTGGCGATGGGAAAGGATAACCCGGCGTTCAAGGCACTGATGTCACACATGGATATGATCCGCCAGTACCAGAGCAACGAAGGCATGACGATCATGGACGCCAAAGATAAGTTTGAGGCGCACACCTATTCGTATGCTGGGCTTAGCGATGTACTGGCACAGTTCGGCCAGCAGGTTTCCGGCGCATTCGGTATCCCTCTGGTTCGACTGTTTGGTCAGTCTCCTGCCGGGTTCTCAACCGGTGACACTGACCTGGCTAATTACTACGACAACGTGTCGACCCAGCAGGAGCGAAAACTACGCCGCCCTGTCCGCAAGTTGTTCGAAGTTCTGCACATGAGCCTGTTTGCTCAGCCATTACCGGATGACTTTTCTTTTGAGTTCAACGAGCTTTGGCAGACGCCAGACAGCGAACGTGCAGATACTGCAGTGAAAGTTGTTGATGCCACGGTCAAGGCTGTTGAGTCGGGGCTTATGACAGAAAAAGCCGGTGCGATGCATCTTCAGGAAACCGCCAGGGTAACCGGCATCGGTTCAACCATCAGCGACGAGGATATTGATAATGCCAGTGACATCCCGGCGCCGACGGAAGCCGACCTCGATAACGTCGAAACCACCGAACCTGCGGCGCGCCGAGAGGCAGCTGGGAACACAGCTACGACAGATAGCGCGTACGGTGGGAGCAATCGTCGAGGGCTCTTACGATGGTTCAAATGACAGCGTCACCGACATCATGGACCGGCTGGAACGCTACGCCGACCTGATAGAACCATGGTCTGAAGCAGTATCGAAGCGACTCATCAGCACGCTGGAGATTGCCGACGATGCGATGTGGCGCGAGCGCTCCTGGAAAATCTCTGCTGGTCTGCGTGACCTGATGGCTGGCAGTCAGGGACAGGTAACCCGCAGCATCATCGATGAGCAGGTGAAACTGTTCAAATCACTGCCATTACAGGCTGCCGATCGCGTTTACGACATCCACAACCAGGCGATTGAGGCCGTGGTGTTCGGTAAGCGATCCAGCACGCTGACTGACGAAATCATGCGTACTGGCGAGGTGACTGAAGCGCGGGCGCGCACCATTGCCCGAACAGAGGTTGGCCGGGCATCTACCGCAATCACCCAGGCGCGCTCAACTGCCATTGGCTCGCGCGGCTACATCTGGCGCACCTCCGAGGATAGCGATGTGCGCCACTCTCATGCGCAAATGAATGGACGGTATGTCGATTGGGCGAATCCACCGACGCTCGATGGAATGACCGGACATGCAGGCCAGTTTCCCAACTGTCGCTGCTATCCCGAGCCAGTCGTACCCGAGGATTAACAATGCAATATTTTTTCACCACTCGCCTCGGCAACACTCGCTTTGAGATGGCCGATGGCTCGCTGCTGTGCAAAGACGTCCCGATAGCACGTACCGGCGCGCAAGTTTACGACGAGAGCGAGCTGGAAGGCTTAATCGGTGATGAGGATGGCGAGATTGTCGTCACCCGCGATGCGGACGAAGTCTTTCGACCTGAAACGCTGGCTTCTTTCGAAGGCATGGCCTTTACGCTTGGGCATCCGAAAGACATGGTCAATCCTGGAAACTGGAAGGACTACGCACACGGGCATATCCAGAACGTCCGGCGCGGCACCGGCGACCAGTCGGACTTAATGCTGGGCGATATTCACATCAAAACTGCCGAGGCTATCCAGCAGGTAATGGACGGCCTTGAGCAGATATCAATGGGCTACGACGCCGACTACGAACAGCAGGGACCGGGTCAGGCGCGGCAGCACTCAATTATCGGTAACCACTGTGCGGGCGTCCCCAATGGTCGCGCAGGAATTCGCTGTTCAATTGGAGATAGCAATACAATGGCAAAAACAAAACAGGGCTGGCTTACCCAGCTGAAACGGGCAATTAAAACCAAGGACTCCGCCACTATGGAAGACCTTGTTGAGAATGCCCCCGCAGAACTGATTGAGCCGGAACTGGACTTGCCACGCGCGCTCAATATCACGATCAACCCGGCGCAGCCACTTCCACCGAATAAAGAACTTGGCGGCCTGACAACCGATGAAAGTGAAGGTGGCGCACAGACAACCAGCGAGCTTGAAGCCAAAGTCGATGCGCTGGCGGTTCTGGTTCAGCAGCTTCTCAACCCGGCGTCAACGGCGACCACTGACAGCGATGATCCTGACGAGAAGGAAGAGAAAACCCGCGCCACCACCGATGCCGCTTATCATCAGGGCGTCGTGGCGCGAGCTGAACTCATCCTGCCGGGTGTGAAACTGCCTGAAGGTGGCAAGCTGGCGGCATTCAAGCGCGCTACCATGGACGCAGCATTCAAAACGCCGGAAGGTCAGGCGCTGCTTGCTCCGCTGGTGGGCACGTCTCCGGACTTTGCAGCAATGCCTAAGGCAACACTGGATGCGGTATTTGTGTCGGCCAGTGAAATCGCAAAAGCGCGCAACAACGTTCCGGCCTCAACCGGGCGTTCTACCTTCTACGACGCTTCTAACAAAAACTCTCCGGCAGCCCTGAATAAGGCATACGCCGCCCACTGGAATAAATAAGGGATAACCAATGCCTTCATTACTCTACCGGATGCCTGTAGGCATCGCCGGGGCTATCTCACGCCCGCAGGATTTGACCACCGAGCCGGTGATCCTCAATGCAGCTAACACTTTCAGTGCTTACGGCCTGGCAGGTAAAGACAGTGCCGACGGCAAATTTATTCCGCTTGCGGCATCAGATGCGGCATCAGTGATTACCGGTCTGTACGTGCGTCCTTACCCGACCACCTCAACACCTGACATGGTTCGCCAGGTCGGCACCGGCAAGAGCTTCACAGGCGATGTTATGAAACGCGGTTATATGACCGTAAACATCGGCAGCACTGCGGTGAATCTGACTAAAGGCGCGCCGGTTTACGTGCGTAATGCCAACCCAACTGATTCCAGCCCGTTGGGCTCAATTCTGGGCGCAGCTATCACGGGTGAAACGGTGGTTCTGCCAAACGCAACTTTCACTGGCGCAGGCGATGCCGACGGCAACGCTGAAATCGCATACAACATCTAAGGGAATCGCTACATATGTTAACTTTTGACCAAGCCACCGTTGACGGTACTGGCGCTTTCCTGGTTGGCGAACTTGAGCGCCTCGACCAGGAACTGAATATGCCACTGGTGGGGTATACGTGGTCGCGCGATATTCAGTTGCGCGAAGACGTTTCCATCGCCGATGACATCAGTTCGTTCACCAACTCCACCTTTGCTGCAGCAGGCACACCGAACCCGAACGGTAAGAACTGGATCGGCAAAGACTCCACCGCTATCGCTGGCCCGAACGTCGATATCGCTAAAACCGGCTTCCCGCTGACCCTGTGGGGCATGGAGCTGGGCTGGACCGTTGTCGAACTGGCAGCGGCTGCAAAAGTTGGTCGCCCGATCGATACCCAGAAGTACGATGCGATGCAGCTCAAATGGAACATGGATACCGATGAGCAGGTTTATCGTGGCGATACTCAGCTTGGTGTTAAAGGCCTGACAAACTATGCTGGTGCCTCAGTGACCAATGCCGCAAAGACCTGGGCTACGTCAACTCCTGACGAAATCCGCGCCTCCATCAACAAAGTGCTTTCAGATGCCTGGGCTGCAACGGGTTATACGCTGGTGCCGCGTGATCTTCTGTTGCCTCCTGAGCAGTTCGCGCTGCTTTCGAGCATCATCGTATCGACCGCTGGTAACCAGTCCCTGTTGAGCTACCTGCGTGAAAACACCATTGCTTATCACCAAAATGGCGTGCCGTTGAATATCCGCGCGGTGAAGTGGCTGAAAGGTGCTGGCGTGGGCGGTACCGATCGCATGGTGGCATACACCAACGACAAGAAATACGTGCGCTTCCCGATGGTGCCGCTGCTGAGTGTGCCGATCCAGTATCGCGGCATTTACCAGCTGACCACCTACTACGGCAAGCTGGGCGCCGTTGAGTCCCCGTACCCGGAAACTATGGCATACGTTGACGGCATCTGACGAACCCGGCCCCGAAAGGGGCCATCAGGAGTGATACATGTCCAATAAAACTATCCGGGTGCACACCCCCTTTACCTTCAGCCTTGAAGACGGTACCACCCAGCGTTTCGAAGCAGGCGAGCACACAGTTGATGAGAAGACTGCCGGTCACTGGTTTGTCACTGCGCACGCCGAGGTGACAGGTAATGCGAAAAGCAGTGTCGACACGAAAGAGTTTCAGGCGCAGATCGACAGCCTGACCGCGCAGCTGGCTGCCAAAGAAAAGGCATATGGCGAACTGCAGCAGTCTGTGACCGAAAAGGATGAAACCATTGCCGACCTGACCGCGCAGCTGGCTGCCTTCGAGGCACCGGAACAGGAAGTGAAGGGTGATACCAATGGCAAGAAACAAAAACCTGCCGACAGTAAGTGATTTCCGCCGCGACTTTCCCCAGTTCAGTGATGAAACCAGGTACCCAAACACGGTAATCCAGTTCCGTCTCAATCTTGCTGACACGCTAATCGACGGTTCTGCTATGGGGGACATGTTCCCCTATCTGGCTGAGTTATTTGTCGCCCATTACATGGTGCTGTACGCCGCTGATACTGCTGCGGGTGCGCTGGGCGGCGCAGGTGGTTCGACGAGTGGCGTGGTGGCATCCAAGTCGGTCGACAAAGTCAGCGTAAGCTACGACAACAGTTCAACGCTCAACGCTGACGCCGGTTTCTGGAACTTCTCGCGATACGGCGCTGAGTTCTGGCAGATGCTACAGCTTTTCGGCTATGGGGGCATTCAACTATGAGATCAGGCGTGCGAACAGGTGCCGATAATGTCCGAAGCATTCTGGATGCCCTTAATACCCTCACTAACAAGGATGTTCTGGTGGGCATTCCTGAAGCAAAAGACGAGCGCGAAGGTGAAGGTGAGTTTGGCAATGCTGGCATCGGCTTTATCAATGAAAACGGCTCTCCGGCTCAAAATATCCCACCAAGACCACACCTGAAACCCGGCGTTCAGGCAGCAGAAACGGAATTTATTCCTCATCTCAGGGCTGCTGCGCTGAAAGCTCTGGAGGGCAACGCGGAAGGGGCGGTGACATCGCTCGACCGTGCCGGGTTAGTGGCCGCAAATGGCGTGAAGCGCTACATCACCATTACCGGATTCATCCCCCTGGCTGATTCCACCATTGCTAATCGCCGTCGCAGGGGGCGAACCGGTAATAAGCCGCTCATCGATACTGGCGAGTATCGCCGCTCAATCACGCACATTGTGAGGGATAAAGATGCCGACACTTGATGTAACTGACGTGCTTCTGTCGCCGGAGTTTCTCGATACTTCGCTCGTCGTTAAACGCAATGAGCAGACTGTTGATGATGATGGCTTCGCCATTAACGTCGTCACGCAGACGCCATTCGGTGGTGTGGTTACGGTCGATCGCTCGCTTGAAGCGCGCCGCATGCAGGCGGGACAGGTGATCAGCGGCGCAATTCTGATTGTCACAACCTACCGGCTAACCAGTGGAAACACCGGACTTGATGCCGATATTGTGACTTACCAGGGACGCGACTACCGCGTGACTTTCGTTGATCCGTATACAGCGTATGGCGCGGGTTTCGTCCAGGCACACTGCGAACTTTTACCGTTTGACGGGGGGCCAGAGTGAGTAACAGCAGCACATCACCCGGCTACCTGACGCCCGTCAGCGTGCCGCAGGCTTATGACGAAGCGCTGGAGCGTGAACTTAGTCAGTGGGTGCGTGCTTTATCTGGCCTGTCGGCTAGAATGGTTCGTCCTCGCTGGACACCAACACAGGCTGCTGTTCCTGCTGCGGATGTTAACTGGTGCGGATTCGGGATCACCGGCATTAGTGCAGACGACTCACCGTCGTTTGTACGGCAGACGGACGACAGCAACCAGATGTGGCGTCATGAGGTGATCGAAACGCTTGCCTCATTTTACGGTCCTGCGAGCCAGTCAGTAGCCACTCTGTTCCGTGACGGGCTCACGGTTGAACAAAACAACGCCACCCTGAACGATAACGGGTTATCTCTTGCTGATTACAGTGAGTTGATTGCTTTCCCTGAGCTTATCAATAACCAGTGGGTGCGGCGTTACGACATTACAGTTCGCCTGCGCCGCAAAGTTATCCGCGAATACGGCATCAAATCGATCCTCTCTGCTCCAGTCCAATTTTTCGGAGATTAAACCATGCCTAACGGCTTATCTGTTCAGCGCGTCGTAAACGTGCAGGTCACGCTCGCCGTTCGCTCGGCGCTCGGGCGTAATTTTGGCGCGCTGTTGGTGCTTGGCACCTCAACCGTCATTACGGCACCAGAAATCATGCGCCTTTATCAGGACATTGAAAGCGTCGCCACCGACTTTGGCACCAGTGCCGAAGAATACAAAGCAGCAAACCTGTATTTCCAGCAATCGCCGCAGCCGCGTGATCTGTATATCGGCAAACTGGCCCGCACCTCGACACCTGCCACCGCTGGCAAGCTTACCGGGGCAGTGCTTTCAAGTTCAGAGCAGACGCTGGCTAACTTTACCGCTGTGACAGCTGGCGCTCTGAAGCTATCAATCAACGGCACTGTATCGACGATCACCGGCATTAACCTGTCTGCCGCTTCCAACCTGGCTGGCGTGGCAACTGCCATCACCGCCAAACTGACCGGCGCTACGGTCTCCTGGGTGCCGGGCTCCAGCCAGTTTGTTATTACGTCTGGCACGACCGGCGCAACGTCAGCGATCGGTATTCCAACGGCGGCCGGAACGGGTACTGACCTGGCTCCACTGCTGGGCATTGATTCAGCACACAACCCAACGGTGGCAAACGGCCAGGCGGCGTCCTCTTCGGTTCTCCCGTCGGTCACTACTGCCCTGAACTACTCCGCCGACTGGTATGGCCTGGTGATTGCCGACACGGCGATGACAGATCAGGACCATATCGATGTTTCCGCGCTGATTGGCTCTGCGAGTGACTCCCGCGTGTATGGTGTAACCACTTCCGCATCGGCGGTTCTGGATGCAACCAGTACCACGGATATTGCCTACAAGCTGAAAGCGGCGGGCTACGGTCGCACATTCTGTCAGTACAGCCAGGTGCCTTATGCAGCTGCCTCAGCATTCGGGCGTGCGTTCACCGTGAACTTCCTGGGGAACAACACCACTATCACGCTGAAGTTCAAGCAGGAGCCGGGTATTACCGCCGAGACAATCACTGCGCAGCAGGCCGACACGCTGAAAGCCAAGAACTGTAACGTGTTTGTGCGCTACGCCAACGACACCGCCATTATCCAGGAAGGCGTGATGTCCAACGGCGACTTCTTCGATGAGCGCCACGGACTCGACTGGCTGCAAAATTATGTCCAGAACAATCTCTGGAATCTGCTTTATACCTCCACCACCAAAATTCCACAGACTGAAGCAGGCGTTACACGCCTGGTGACCAACGTTGAGCAGTCTATGGATCAGGCGGTAAACAATGGCCTGGTTGCTCCTGGCATCTGGAATGGTGGCGACATCGGCCAGGTGACGGCGGGCGACACACTTACCAAGGGCTATTACGTTTATGCCAATCCGTTGAGTACGCAGGCACAGGCCGATCGCGAAGCGCGTAAAGCGCCGGTAATTCAGGTGGCGACGAAACTGGCGGGTGCTATCCACTTCGCTGACGTATTGATTAACGTGGTGCGCTAAGGGGAACTGAATGAGCACGTATTCTTTTATTGATGTCACCGCGTCCATGACCGGGCCGACCGGGATTATCGATCTCGGCTATGGCTCTGCCAACTCGGAAGAGGGCATCACGGTCACCATGGCCGAAAACAAAAACACCATGACTATCGGTGCTGATGGCGAAGTGATGCACAGCCTGCACGCGGGTAAGGCTGGCACGATTACCGTGACGCTGCTGAAAACCTCGCCAACCAATAAAAAACTGTCTCTGGCTTACAACGCACAGAGCCAGTCTTCTGCGCTGTGGGGAAATAACGTATTTGTTATCCGAAACAGCGCATCCGGCGACATCACCACCGCACGCTCCTGCGCATTCCAGAAACAACCCGATCACGCCAATGCTAAAGAAGGCGGCACGGTATCCTGGGTGTTTGACGCGGGCAAAATCGACCAGTTACTCGGGGAGTTTTAATCCATGGAAATAACCATTAAGGACCAGCAATACCGCATTGGTAAGTTGAGCGTGTTTGAGCAGCTGAAAGTATCCCGTAAGCTCCTGCCGGTGCTGGCGGGCCTGGTCTCTGACTTCCGTAATGTCCAGGCAAAACTAACCGCAAAAGATACTGAAGGCGCGCTGGAAAGCATCCTGCCTAAAATTGCCGATGCCGTTTCAGGCCTCAGCGATGACGATGTGGATGCGATCCTGTTCCCATGCCTCCAGGTTGTGGCACGCCATCACATGAAAGGCTGGGTGCCGGTATGCCAGCAGGGGAATATGGCGTTTGATGACATTGACCTGTTCGTGATGCTCCAACTGGTGGCGCGGGTGGTCGCTGATTCGCTGGGAAATTTTTTGCAAGAACTCCCTACCGGCGAGACGATCACGGACCCAGCCCAATAACGTTCAACACCCTGCCGGGCGGTGAGGATTACATCCTGCACCCGGCCCTCGTCTTTAACATTGACCAGAAAGACCTCGACAGCGGTGCGGTGGACCTGTGCCGCATTGCCCTGCTGAATGATTACCTTGATATGCGTGACGACAACGACGCGCGCGTGGAGAAATGGAGAGCAAGCAATGAGCGGTAACGTGGACACGATCAAAAGCTTCCTCGTTTCTCTGGGCTTTGACGTTGATGGAGCCGGGCAAGCCAGGTTTGAAGCCACGATTAAAGGCGTCACCGCCAGCGTGGCTAAGATGGGGGCGGCGGTAGAGGGAGCGGCACTTGCTGTTGTGGGATTCACAACCCAGATCGCGAGCGGACTGGACAAGCTCTACTGGGCATCACAGCGCACTGGCGCGACGGTAAATGGAATTAAAGCCCTTGGCTATGCCGCCTCGCAAACCGGCGCAAGTGCAGAAGCGGCTCAAAATTCCCTGGAGAGTCTTGCAGCGTTTATACGACATAACCCCGGAGCGGAAGGTTTCCTGAACCGCCTGGGCGTACAGACCCGTGACGCCAGCGGTAACATGCGCGACATGGCCGCTATCTTTACGGGCGTCGGCCAGAAGCTCAGCAGCATGCCGTATTACAGAGCTAACCAGTATGCGCAGATGCTGGGTATTGACGAAAATACCCTCATGGCGATGCGCCGGGGGGTGGGCGGTTTCACCGGGCAGTACAGCGCAATGGCGAAAGCTATCGGCTTTAATGCTGACGAGGCGGCCAGAAGCTCCAACAAATTCATGACCTCCCTGCGCGAGTTCGGCGCAATGGCAGGCATGACCCGTGACAAAATCGGCTCTAATCTTGCTGGTGGACTGGCGGGTTCTCTGGACTCGCTGCGCCGCCATATTTTGGATAACTTCCCGCGCATCGAGCAGACCCTGACGAAAGCCTTAAAAGGCATTCTGGCGCTCGGGGACATTATCGGGCGGCTGTTCTTCCGGCTCATTGAGGGGACATCAGACCTTATCACCTGGTGGAAATCTCTCGACAAGCAAACACGGGAGCTGATCTCGCTGTTTGGCGCGCTGACGATTGCATTACGCATTCTGAACAGCACGTTCTGGATGTCGCCTATCGGCCTTATTACCGCGCTGGCGGCGGGTATTGCCCTCCTGTGGGAGGATTACAAGACCTGGAAGGAGGGCGGTCAGAGCCTGATTGACTGGGGCAAGTGGAAACCGGAAGTCGACGCCGCATTGAAGATGGTTCGTGACCTTAAAACGACCGTTAACGACCTGGCGAAAGCACTGGCGAAACTGCTCAACATTGACCCCAAATCGTGGTCCCTGAAATGGGATTTCAGCAACTTCATCGACCAGATGGGTGAGTTCAGCAAAATGCTGAACATGATCGCCGACCTGCTGAATGCCATTAAAGACGGTCGCTGGGCTGATGCGGCCAGTGTTGGCAAGCAGTTGCTGAATCAGGGGAGCGATAAACCGTCTGCGATGCCAGAAGTGACGGACAGCGCTAACCAGACGGCGGAATGGTTGAAAGACAAGCTAGGATTCGATCCGCGCAATGTGGGTAAAACCATCAAAGGCTGGCTGTTTGGTAGCGAGGCTGGAGAGGGGCGAGGGATTCATGACGACCAGCGTGATCCGCAGATGGATGAGCTGAACGGCACGCAGGAAAAATCACGGAAAGAGGCTGCTGAATATCATGGCCGTAGTACTGGCGTGCTCGGCAAAATTGCAGAGGGTATAAAGCAAATTGCTGATGGAATATTCCCGACTGCCGAGGCGGCAGCTTTCACCCCAACAGATGCGAGTGGCTTACCCTTTGCAGGCGTTAAGCAGCCGCAGCCGTCAAAAGCAGGCTCTGAGTTGCTGGGATGGATGCAACCGATGCTCACTAGCCTGGAACAGCTCTACCGGCTTCCTGAAGGCTTGCTACGCAGTGTGGCCATCACGGAGTCTGGCGGTAATCAATTCGCTGTTTCAGGTGCTGGCGCTAAAGGACTGTTTCAGTTTATGGACGGCACTGCGCGCGATATGGGCCTACGCGGGAACGACGTATTCAATCCTGAAAAGGCCGCTCAGGCAGCCGCGAAATACCTCTCACAATTGCTGAAGGCTAACGGTGGTGACCTGAGCAAGGCGCTGGCGTCCTACAACTGGGGGATTGGAAATGTGCAGAAGCACGGAATGGCCCTTATGCCTCAGGAAACCCGCAACTACATTCCGAAGGTATTAAGCAACATGCCCGCGACTGGGGCTCAGGTGCGACAGCAGAACACCTACCACATATACGGAGGTGGTGATCCGCGTTCTGTTGGTACTGAGGTTGAGCGTCGGCAGCAGTCGGCAAACGCCCAGGTTATGCGTGGCAATCAAACGAAGGTGGGCTAATGGATATTCTCTCTACGCTCTTTCATCAGCAGAGCCGGAAAATAGGGATGATTGTCCCCAGCGTGGTTGTTTCTGAGAAGCACAGCGATACGCTGGAGATAACCGAGCACCCTGTCGAGGTAGGGGCCGCCATCGCTGACCATGCCTACAAAAAACCTTCTGAAGTGGTGATGGAGGTTGGTTTTGCTGGTGGCGGATCGTTGCTAGATTTTGCCAGTAACCTGACAGCTACCAGTCTGCTCGGTCTGAGTCCGCAGCAGACGTATCAGGAGATACTCGACCTGCAGACGAGTCGTATTCCTTTCGATGTGGTGACCGGCAAACGCCTTTACAGCAACATGCTGATCCGCGCGCTGGAAGTGACAACCGACAAAACGACGGAAAATGTCCTGTCTGCCGTTCTCACTCTGAGGGAAGTCATCATCTCGCAGACTCAGCAAATCACCGTTGCGGATAAAACCAACATGAAAGACGGAGCCAGTACGTCGGCCGTGCTGAATACCGGCAACAAAACCACAAAGCCGCCAAATACCTCTTTATTGCAAAGTGGTGCGGCGTTACTGGGGCTCGGCTAATGGCAATTCAGGAAATACCGCTGACAGCGGATAACCAGCAATTCAGCATCATTCTGGCAGGTGCTACCTGGCGGATTAGCATCACCTGGCGCGATCTGTACTGGATTATGGACCTGCAGAATGACAGGGGGGAGCCGGTAATCTCTGGTATTCCTCTCGTCACTGGCGCTGATCTGCTGGCTCAGTACGCCTATATGGGGCTCGGCTTTAAGCTGGTGGTGGTCTGTGACGACAGCACACAGGATTATCCGACGAAAACCGACCTGGGCGGCCGCAGTCATTTACTGGTATCAACGGAGTAAGCATGTCACAGAACTGGATGAGGCATTTCGAGCTGCAGCTCGTGGACGAGAACGGACAGGGTATTGAGCTCAGCGATTTTAAAGTGACCTTCACGATCGACTGGTTCAACATCAGCAGCGCGTCACGCGTGGGAACGTTCAAAATATATAACCTGTCAGCTGATACCTCCAACCGTATAACCGGTAAAGAGTTTTCGAAAGTGCGGCTGATTGCCGGTTACGACGGTATCGCGCCGGAAGTATTGGCAAGCGACGTCGGAACCGTGCGCGAGGTCGACGCGGCAGACGTGGGCCAGAGTGATGGCCGCAACTACGGGCTGATCTTTACCGGTGAAATTCGCTACTCGGTCACTGGAAAAGACAGCCCCATTGATTCCTACGTCCTTATTCAGGCAGCCGATACGGATCTGGCTTTTGCCACCAGCATAACCTCGCAGACTCTGGCGGCCGGTTACACGGTCGCAGACGTGAACCGCGCGCTGATGAAAGACTTCGAGGCCAAAGGCGCGACTGAAGGCCTGACGCCTGAAATGCCTGCTACCGTTTTCCCTCGTGGCCGGGTCCTGTTTGGCATGACACGGCATCTTATGGATAACGTGGCCGGACAATGTGGTGCAACATGGCAGTTCGTGGACGGTCAGCGGCAGATGGTGGCGAATAACGAATATGTTCACGACGCGATTGTGCTCAACAGCGCCACCGGACTTATCGGCATGCCACAGCAGACCATCGGCAACGGCGTAAACGTCCGCGCGCTGATTAACCCGAACATCCGGATTAACGGGCTCATTCAGCTAGATCAGGCCTCCGTGTATCGCACCGCGCTGTCGAACAACGATATCGCGATGGCTGGTGGGCAGATCATCGACCAGCACACGGACGGAAATATCACGCTCAGCGGCACCACGGCGCAGCCTGCCAGCATTGCAACGGATGGCGTTTATGTTGTGAAAGGCATTATGTATACTGGCGACACAAGGGGCCAGGCGTGGTACATGGATATGATGTGCGAAGCGCGTGGCGCGGCGGATCTCCGCACTCAGGACTCGCTTAATCGGGGGTAAATTTGAAATCCTTAGCCATTTTAATTGTTGCCTTTATGTCATTTGGGGCATCAGCAAGCGGGTACACCGCTTATTGTGGGCCTTACACCATCACTGCAAGGTTGGGTGAAATGGACATGATTAACGGTGAACGCGTCACATCGCAGAAAATTACAAATCTTGGTGCTGATGGCATTAAGATTGATATGGGGCTTATGCCTGCTAAAGATGGCAACAATTATGGATTTGAATACATTCGCCGTCCGGGTACCGAAACGCGATTCCTGAATGTCCAACTGCTGCAGAACAGCATGGATGCGCCGAAAGTTATCGGCTCTTTCCCTTGCAAAAAAGTTTCTCATTAAAATAATTAATGGACTTTGTTTATGGCGGTCAGCAGGTCAAAGAAAATAGTTTTATTAGTTGTCATTGTTGTAGGTTATTTAATTGGAAACCATAAAAACAATGAAACTGATAAAGTGTCAGGTAACACAGAAGCCCCTGAAAAAGCTGCAGCGCAACAATCAAGCAATGCTCCTACTTTGTCAGAGGACGATCTTTTAAAGAATGAAGTGATATTTACCTGTAAGGATATCGCCCGATCTTCTTTATCGTTGCCGGACACATTCGAAACCGAACAGACTGAAAGCGGGATCGACGAGAAAAATGGAAAGCAAGTTTATTACTTTACCCTGCATTTTTCTGGAATGAACGCCTTCAATAGTCGAATCACTCATACAATAGAGTGCTACGGGACGGTAGGAGACAAAAACCGAACTGTGACCTATAAAACATTCAACTAACCCGCCACCTGGCGGGTTTTTGCTTTCTGGAGCCTACCAAATGGCAGTATCTGACCAGACCCGCAGCGGCGATCTTGCCGAAACATTCAAATCAGAGCGGGACACAACAAAGAACCAGATCCGAGTCGCTTTGCCTGGCATCGTCCAGTCATTCGATCCAGACGCGGTGACGGCGGTTGTGCAGCCTGCTATCCGTTCGGTTGAAACTGATAACGACGGGAACCGTATTACCAAAAATTACCCGCTGCTGGTGGATGTGCCGGTGGTGTTTCCGCGCGGCGGCGGCTGCACGCTAACGTTCCCGGTGAAAGCCGGTGATGAATGCCTGGTGATTTTCGCCGATCGCTGCATCGATTTCTGGTGGCAGAACGGCGGGGTGCAGGAGCCTGTCGACGACCGGGTGCATGATTTATCGGATGCGTTCTGTATCGTCGGGCCGCAGTCACAGGTGCAGAAAATCAGCGGAATCAGCACGGGGGCCGCTCAACTGCGCAGCGACGATGGAAGCACGTTCTTTGAACTCAACCCCACTACGCAGAAAATTAAAATCGTAGCGCCTGGCGGTCTGGATGTTGTTACCCCGCTGGCCGACTTCTCGGCGAAAGTTACCATTCACGGGCTCCTGTCTTGGCTGGGTGGAATGGTGGGTTCTGTTGCTTCTGGCGTTGCATCCAAAATCACCGGCGCTGTCGAGTTTATCGGTACCGTTAAAGCTAACGGCAAGTCAATCGACGATACGCACACTCACGGCGGCGTGCAGCACGGCACCAGCAACACAGACGGGGTGAACTGATGCGATACAGACGTGAAGACGCCGACGGTGATTACACCTTTGGCAGCGGCGATGATACCTGGCTGATTAACTCACCGGAGGCCGTGGCGCAGGCGGTAAAAACGCGATTCGAATTGTGGTATGGGCAATGGTTTCTCGACACCACCGAGGGGACTCCGTGGATTCAGTCCGTACTCGGTAAGCAGAAGCCGGAAACCTACAACCTGGCGATCCGTAAGCGCATCCTCGAAACGCGGGGCGTTAAATCCATCCTCTCTTTCAATACGACAGTGAACACTACGACGCGCCGCGTCCAGTTCTTCGCTGAAATCGACACCATCTACGGAACAACGACAGTAACCAGCGAGGCATAAATGGCCCTCAATTTGGACACACTCGGCTTATCGGCAACGGTAACCGCTGAGGGGATCAGTGCGCCTGATTACCAGACGATACTCGATACCCTGACGAGCTATTTCCAGCAAATTTATGGCAGTGACGCTTATCTGGAGCCAGACAGCAAAGACGGCCAGATGGTGGCGCTGGTGGCGTTGGCTATTCACGATGCCAATAACACAGCCATTTCCGTCTATAACTGCTTTTCTCCTGCCACAGGGTATGGCGCAGCGCTGACCAGTAACGTGAAAATTAACGGTATCACGCGCAAAGGGGCGACGAACTCCACCGTGGATCTGCTGCTCACCGGCACTGCAGGGACAACCATCACGAACGGTACCGTGAAAGACACTAATAACGTGATCTGGCGTCTTCCTGCCTCGGTAGTGATTGGCGTTGACGGTACGGTGACGGCCACTGCCACCTGCTCAAATAGCGGCGCGGTCGCCGCGCTGGCCGGGACGATTACTACTATCAACACGCCGACCCGTGGCTGGACATCGGTAACAAACCCAGCAGCGGCCACTGTAGGCGCACCGGCAGAAACCGACGCAGAGCTGCGCATCAGGCAGGGGCAGAGCGTCGCGCTGCCGTCCATCACACCGTTTGAAGGCGTCGACGGAGCGATCGCCAACGTCGCTGGTGTGACACGTCACAAGCTCTACGAGAACGATACTGGTGCAACTGATAGTAACGGGCTGCCCCCGCACTCTATTTCCGCGATTGTTGACGGTGGCGATGTGACAGAAATTGCCCAGACAATCCGGGGGAGTAAGGGGCAGGGAACTGCGACTTACGGGACGACCTCTGTCACGGTACCGGACACTTACGGCAATCCACACGTGATCAGTTTTTCACGCTCGACTGATGTCCCGATTTTCGGGCATATCACACTGAAAGCCTTTACGGGCTACACGTCGCAAATTGGCGTACAGATTCAGCAGGCCGTCGCGGATTACATCAACGGGCTGACGATCGGTGATTCTGTTCTGCTGAGCCGCATTTACTCCCCGGCTAACCTGGGCGTGGTCAGTGGTGGTAGCGCTCGTTATTACGATATTCAGGAGCTGCTGATTGGCAAATCAGCTGGTAGCGTAGCGGCGGCAAACATCATCATCGCCTACAACGAATCCGCGTCGTGTAAACCCGAAAACATTGTTCTAACGGTGACGTCATGAGCAAGTACACGGACTTAATCACCAACTATCACGCCACGAAGCCTAAATTTTTTGATCACGTCGACCTGAGCACGCGGCCACTGATTGATATCACCGGCGCCACCCGGGGGCTGGTAAGCGCTTTCGATATTGATACCGCTGTCGGCGTTCAGCTCGATACGCTCGGCCTCTGGATTGGTCGCAGTCGAATCGTCAGCCAGCCTATAAGCGGCGTTTATTTCAGCTGGGACACCGACGGGCTCGGATATGACCAGGGAGCATGGCAAGGCCCGTATGATCCAGATGCAGGCTATACCACGCTGAGCGATACAACCTATCGCATCGTTCTTAAGGCAAAAATCGCCATCAACAACTGGGACGGCCGCAATGATTCGCTGCCTCCCATCCTTGACGCTGCAACTGCAGGCTCTGGCCTGAAGATGCAAATCGTTGACAACCAGGACATGACGATCTCGGTCTGGGTATTTCCCGAGACTGATATTTCAAATGTGTCTCTCGAACTGATCGCCGCTATCAAACAGGGCTATCTCACCGTTAAAGCCGCTGGCGTATGGGCCGGTGATGTTGAAACGCCTTCGGTAGAAACACCGTCAGAAGGTAATCGATTCTTCGGTTTTGACATGGACAACGAATACATCGCCGGATTTGATGATGGCGCATGGGGGAAATTACTGTAATGGCTAAAAATGACTTTAAACCATTCGCGACAGCAGCAAATGCTAACGTGACAGCCCAGGCTGACTGGGAAACACTTCCGGCTCTACTCTCTGGATTCATGGCAGGAAAGGCATCCAGTGCGCAGGTAAACAAAGCTATTCGACAGGCCAGCTTTATTGCGGCAGCGCTTGCACAGTACACAACCAACAAAAGCGGGCTGGACGTGCTTGATGATGGTGACCTGAACGGGTTTATCACCAAAATGTCCGCCGCGTTCGGTAAGGATTTCCAGGCGCTTGACGCCACGCTGACGGCTTTGGCCAGGCTGGCAACCGGTGCAAATAAACTCCCTTATTTCACTGGAACTGATACAGCTGCGCAGACTGATTTAACTTCTGTTGGACGTGACATTATCGGGAAAAATACTATTGCAGACATTCTCACATACCTTGGTCTTGGAGAATTGGCCCTGGCAGGGACGATCACCGGTGTTTTTGATACCAATGGCTACCTGAAAATCCCTGTAATTATTGGCGGTGCTAAGCGAACCCTGATGGTCCAGTGGGGCAACGCTGGAAACGCAGCTTCAGCAACCACAGAAACGTTTTATCCAGTCCCGTTCCCGAACAAGGTTTTTCAGGTAATAGCTGGCGGGTTTCAGGTCGGTGGTAATCAGCAGGCGTATGTGACAGTTAACAGTTCGAACCCTTTGAACAGATTTGCGTGGAACGGCTTTTACGCCAATGGCGGACAAGCGCCAATCCTCAGCACCGTTGCCAATCAGGTTGGTTGCCAATACATCGTTATCGGGTGGTAAGGAGAAAATATGTTTCAGTATTCACCATCTACAAATTCGTTTTATCCGGATGATTTGCTTTCTGTATATGAAGATGCAGGGACTCTGCCCAATGATTTAGTACCAGTTGATGAGGATGTATTTCGTGAGTTCACAGCCACTCCTGAACCGGGCAAAATAAGAGTTGCAGGCAGTGACGGCCTGCCTGCATGGGGTGATATCCCGCCTCCCACTCATGAAGAATTGATCGTCATTGCCGAACAGGTACGCCAACAACTACTGACCCATGCTGACGCGGTAATGCTCGACTGGCGAACGGAACTGATGCTGGGTGAAATCAGCGACGCCAACAGAGCGAAACTGTCGGCATGGCTGGCTTATAAAAACGAGGTTAAGACGTGGGATGTCAAAACCAATCCAGAACATGTTAACTGGCCTGTTCCACCGGAGGCGTAAACCATACGGGTTTTGCTGTATTCACACGCATCAGCAGCACCCGATATTGAATGGCCCGAGAAACCCAGCAGCAATAATTGATAGGTCGCTTCGTATTGATCTCCTTTTCTTATAAATCTACTGTATATGCATACAGTATTAAAAGAAGGAGGTTATTATGCCGCGCTTATCAGATATCCGCCCAGCATTTTACGCAGCACTACACATCAGCCCGAAAGGGAGACGCACCGTCACGACACGGGATTTCGTCGCAGAACTGGCGAAACGTAACCATGCTTGGTCTTTGCATGAGGCTAACGTATGGATCGAGCATCACATCGACACGTTCAGGGACATCTCAGACACAGAGGGTGAGGAACGCACCTTCATGCTCTACAACCCGAACAATGGAGGGTTCTGACTATGGGCTTTCCGTCACCTGCAATGGACTACACCGAAACCCAACTGACGCCAGAGTCGATATGCGGCATTAATGGGAACAGCCTCATTGTTGAAACCTCATCCGGGTTTGCAGTGGTTGAAAGAGGATCGAAACCCAAAACCGGCGATTACGTACTGGTTAGCTGGCTGGGCCATAACTATTTCGCAAGGCCCGCGGGTAAAGCGTTGATAACGGAAGATGGAGAATCGATCGAGGGTGAGGCGCTGGATGATGTTACGGTGATAGGCGTGGTGACGTGGCTGGTTAACCGGACGAGGGATGATGAAGCGCCGGTGATGTGA